TTGATGGTTCGGGAGTTGTTGATCACGATAGTCTAGACAATGTAACTGCTAATCAGCATCATAGTGAAGTTTTTCCTTCTGCTACTGTTGAAGATGAAACTAGCTATTTTATTACGCCCGATGCTGGAGTATCAGATGAATATTCTCGTGGCGATCATACACACGGAACAAGTATACTGTCAGATGGAGTGGTGGCTGCAGTTTATGGACAGACTGATGCTGCAGGGTCAGTTGATTTCCCATCTAGAGGAGACCATCGCCACGGATTACCTGCTCATGTCCATACAGGAGACGGTTCTGGAACAGTTGATCACGGTTCCCTTGCTGGACTAGCAGACGACGATCATCCCCAATATCGCTTAGAATCAGAAGATCACTCTCACGCGAGTGCAGGTCTTCAGGGCGGAACGATTAGCCACGCAGTATTAACTGGTGTAACAGCTAACCAGCACCATAATCAGGCACATGGAGCAAGTGACCACGACCGTACAGTTGTTGATCCATATTTGATTCCGATTGAGGATCAATTTAATATTAGCACGGAATTTATGTTTCGTGCAGCAGCAATACTAGACAATGGTTTTAATAGCTTTTTAGCTACAGGAACAGTGGGAGGAGGATTCGGGAATGACGACGGCCTTCTTTCAATTAACTCCGGTGTCACGGCTAATAATTATGCAACACTAGGTATTGCTTCTCCAACAGGAACATTTCGCACACTTGTATTATCTGCTACGCCGCAAAGACTTAAGCTGAAATTTAATTCAATAAATACTTTGATCCAAAATATTAAGATCGTTGGGTTGGGTAGCACAACCGTGATGGGGGCTGGGTATCAGACGGCTGGAGCGAATACTGGCTGCTTTTTCCGCATAGACTCTGCAGCAGCGGCGGTAAACTGGTTTGCCGTTACAAAAGACGGAGCGGCTGCTGGTAATGAAACTACAAATAATACAGGCATTCTTGATACAATTGCAGCAAGTTCAGCTAACTTCGTAACAATTGAGATTGTGGCGACTAGTACTTCTGTTTCGTATTATATGTCAATTGGAGCAAATGTTATCTCCCCAACCTTGATTGCAACACACACAACCAATATCCCTACAGGACCTTTAGGTGTCATGTTAGGGACATTTGCCAAGACCACTACGGGCGCCCATCGTAGTATAGAATCCCGGTGGTTGAAATTTAAGTCTGCTCGAACGAACGTGCTGTAAGCCAGACTAGCAATCTAAACACTTTGAGGTAAGATGGATACAGGAGCGTACATAAAGGGAGATTTGACGCGCAATGCGGAGATAAGTATTCCCTACAAGTACACTCCCAGAGCGTATCAAACTCAGATTTTTACTGCCCTTGACGAGGGTGTTAAGCGGATCGGTGCCGTTTGGCATCGTCGCGCAGGCAAAGATCGTACTTGTTGGAATGCACTTATTCGGCAAGCTTGCAAGAATGTTGGTACCTATTTTTACATATTTCCTCTCTTGAACCAGGCTCGAAAGGCTGTTTGGCAAGCACGAGGAAAAGATGGTGTTCGCTTTTTGGACCATATCCCGGAATCTCTTCGGGATGGGGACCCAAAAGAAGTCGAAATGTTAGTTCGATTGTGGAACGGATCAATTGTCCAATTACTGGGGTCTGATAATGCCGGAGCATACCGTGGAACCAATCCAATCGGAATCGTTTTTTCGGAGTTTGCCTTCTCCGATCCTGCCGTGTGGGATACGTTTCGACCCATTCTTGCAGAGAACGGTGGTTTCGCCATTTTCAATTCCACTCCCTGCGGGAAGAATCACTACTACGATCTCTATTATAAAACCGTAAATAACCCACGGTGGCGGTGGAGCATCCTAACAGTCAATGATACCTTTCGTGAAGATGGTATCAGTCCTGTCGTAACACAGGACATGATTGAAGAAGATCGTTTATCCGGCATGGAAGAAGAGTTCCTCCAACAGGAATACTACTGTTCCTTTACTGGCACAAGAGTAGGTAGCTATTATGGCAAACTGGTGGAACAAGCAGACGCAGATGGACGAATCGGAATCCACATTACCTACGATCCCAAGCTTCCTGTCTATACTGCTTGGGACATTGGTACACGAGATGCGACTACTATTTGGTTTTATCAGAAAAAAGGTCGCTCAATTTACTTTATCGACTATTACGAAGATTCGGGTGAAGGTGTAGAGTTCTATATTAAGCATCTTTATAAGCAACCATACACCTACGGGAAGAATTACGCACCGCACGATATCAAGAAGAGAGATTTTTCTTCTGGTAAGAACGCATTAGACGTAGCGGCGGCTATCACTGGGAAACACAATTTCTTCGAGCCTGTTCCAAAATTGCATGTCAATGATGGTATTCAGGCTGTTCGTTCGATGTTTCCTCGCTGTCATTTTAATTCAGTGAAGTGTAAGCGCGGTCTAGAAGCTCTCAAAGATTATCATAAAAAATGGGACCAGGATAAACGGATCTTCGCAGCAATTCCTTCGCACACATGGTCCTCTCATGGAGCAGATGGGTTTAGAACCTTTGCGACCAGCTATGAGGAAACAACTATTGTGCTAGAAGAGAATATGAACCGAAGACCAAATGGCCGTCCTTCAAATGGACAAGCAGAGTGGATGCGAGGGTAAATGACAACTGACGAGTCAGAAGGAATTCCTGTAGCAGAGCAATCTGACTTTATCCGCAATGCTATGAGGCGCATGCGTGTAGCTGCAGAATTTGACAAGCACAACCGCATGTCATTCCAAGAAGATATGCTCTTTCTCAATGCGGAGCAGTGGGACCCAGGAGTTAAGACCGACCGAGAACAAGATGGTCGCCCTTGCCTCGTGTTGAACCAACTTCCCCAGTTTATTGATCAGGTTATGGGGGATATTCGTCTTAATCGACCTCGTATTAAGATTCGACCTGCGAATAGTAGTGCTAACGTCGATATTGCCAAAATCTTTGATGGTATCATTCGGAACATTGAGTACTATTCTGTTGCAGAAAACGTCTACGACAACGCCGCCGAGTCTATGGTTTCTGGGGGATTTGGCGCATGGCGTATCGTAACGAAGTACGAAGGAGAAGATTCCTTCAACCAGAAAATTTGTATAGAGTGGATTCCAAATCCTCTGAGTGTCTACTTCGATCCTCGACCTTACGATCTGTCTAAAGAAGACGCAGACTGGTGTTTCGTGACGGAGTGGATCACTCGGGAAGACTTTAAGCAGAAATATCCGAACAAAGTTCCAGCTACTTTGCCCGAAGTGGGGCAAGGTGATTTACAAGGTTGGTTTGAAAAAGATAAAGTAAAAATCTCGGAGTATTGGGTCCGAGAAGCGATTAACAAGGTTATTGTCCAGCTCTCTGACGGTCGTGTCTTCTCCGAGGGTAAAGCCAAGGAGGTTATTGAGGAAGCAAAGTTACAAGAGAACTTGGCTACTCTAGAGACTGGACAAATTACACCACAGGCTATTCCAACAGTTGTGCAGACCCGTAAAGTTGCTTCACATAAAGTGAAGCGATATGTCATTTATGGCATGGGCATTTTGGAAGGACCTGATGAGTTTCCGGGTACCATAATTCCTGTCATACCAGTGTATGGCAAAATGCTCGTAGTCGATGGGAAGCGATTCATCCGAGGGATGGTTCGTTTTTCCAAAGACGCACAGCGTATGTATAATTACTGGCGTTCAGCGGAAACAGAATTCGTTGCACTCCAACCGAAGTCTCCGTGGCTTGCAACTGTCAGACAGATTGAAGGTCACGAAAGAGATTGGAAGGCAGCCAATAAAAAGAACATTGCAGTCTTAAAGTATAATGCAGATCCGGCTGCTGGTGGTCCTCCCCAAAGACAGCAACCACCTACTGCCTCTCCAGGTATGTTCCAGGGCTCTACACAGGCCCTTGAAGACGTTCGAGGGACAATGGGGTTGCATGAAGCTAGTGTTGGGATGTCCGGCAACGAACGTACCGGCAAGGCAATTAACGCTAGAGAGAAGGCAGGTGATGTTGGAAACTTTGCATATGCTGACAACCTTTGCAGGGCATTGCGACATACAGGTCGTATACTTGTGGACATCATTCCCATTATCTACGATACAAGCCAAGATATTGCAATTCGCACACATACCAACGACGAGGTAACTGTCGGGATTAATAAACCTGGTGAACAGCGTGGTGAGATAATTAATGACCTTAGTGCTGGTCGTTATGAAGCAATGGTTGATACCGGACCATCATTCTCTACAATGCGTCAAGAAGCTTCTGAAGGTATGGTGGCCTTTGCTCAGGCGTTTCCAGAAGCGGCTCCTGTTATTCAGGATCTTGTGGCGAAGATGCAGGATTGGGAATACGCAGACGAAATTTCTAAGCGTCTCAAGAGAACTATTCCTCCTACAGTGTTGACAGACAATCCTCCACAGCAGCCTCCGTCTTCTGAAGAGATTATCTCTCAAGCGAAGGCAGGACAGGCTGAAGCGAAGACAGAACGCGAGAAGATTAAAGTAGACGAAGAGAAGATCAAACTTATGCGAGAAGCCCTTGCTTTGGAGCAAGATAAGAAGGGTAACGATGTTAAAAAGATCGTTCTCGATATGTTAGAACAATTATTTGCCCCCAAAGGGGAGGGCAAGTAAAATCCACATGAAAGGAGAGTACCTGTATGAAGATTCATACCGACGAAGCTCAACCGAAGAATAACATCGTTGAGGAAGCACAGGCAAGGCCGAAAGGTCATGGTCCTGACAGACAACCAGAACCGTCGTTAGATCCAGATGGAATGCACAAGGGTTCATTTAGCCCTCACAAATCCACTCCTCGGAACTAATTAGGTTCACACAGGCACTCAACCTTAATTGAGGCAAAGGGGATAAATAACGTGGCCGACCTAGCTACCGAAACCGTTGATACGGGCGTACTACCAGAAGTAACTACCTCTCCAGTTGTGGAAGAGGGTGATGCCGTAATTAAATCTGAACCCCAGGCAAGTTCAGAAACACAGGAAGATGGTGGTCCTACTGACGGGGAAACCCCAGAATGGGCTGTTAAACGCTTTGCCAAACTAACTGCACAGCGCGAAGATGAAAAACGTCTTCGTGAAACTGCAGAACGTGATCGGGAATTCTACAGGGAATTGGCCCTTAAAGGTCAAACTCCAAAGGCTGAAGAAATAAAACCAGAGCCCAAGCCTGCTCTCGTAGCTCCCAAAATCGAAGACTTCGAGACTTATGATGAGTACCTTGATGCAGCTCTAGACTACAGAGTTCAACAGAAATTTGAAGCGAAAACTGTAGCGACTGTTCAAGAGCAAGAGTTTACGAAGATCCACACACGTTTCGTAGAGGGTGCAGGGAAATTCAAAGAGAAGGCCGCAGACTATGATCAGTCCGTAGGAAATCCTGCGTTTGTTCAGTCTCCCGCTCTTTTTGAAGCCGTTCTAAGTAGTGATATTGGCCCTGCATTGGCTTATCACTTATCAAAGAATCTAGCAGAAGTAGATCGTTTGAACAAACTATCTCCTGTTCTCGTAGCAAGGGAAATCGGAAGATTGGAGGAGAGGCTCACACCGCCTACTCCTAAAGTCGTCACACAGGCCCCTAAGCCATTGAAACCTGTCGGCGGGAACGATACAGATAAGGTCCAAAAAGATCCCAAAGACATGAACATGGACGAATACGCAGCTAGCCGTGCCCACACGGTAGCGTATAGAGGCCGTAAAAAGTAAAGGGAAGAAGTACAAATGGCAAATACCCTGATCACCCCTGCAATTATCGCTAAAGAAGCGGCTTTGCAGTTGGTGAACAACCTCGTGTTCGCTCGTCTGGCGAACAAAGAGTTCAAGCAGGATTTCGGCCTCAAGGTTGGAGACACAGTTGCGTATCGCAAGCCAGTCCGTTTCGTGGCTATCGACGGTGCAACGCTCACTCTCCAAGACGTGACCGAGAACTCAGACACAATCGTCATTGGCTTCCGTAAGCATGTGGCGTGGCCGTTCAGTTCCAAGGATCTAACCTTGACGGTCGATCAGTATGTCGAACGGTATGTCAAACCAGCATGTATTCAGTTAGCCAACCAGGTTGACATGGATGGTGCAGGTCTATACCGAGACGTGTACAACACAACTGGCGTAGCTGCAGGAGATGTTGATTTTGACGCCTTGCTCGACACCAAACAAAAGATGACTGAGTTCGCAGTGCCCCAGAATGATCGTTTTGCGGCTCTGAAACCAGTGTCAGCACGGACTCTGTTGGGCTCACTCACTGCCAACGTGTTCCAGCCTTCTCTTGTCGAAGACATCACTAAGGAAGCATCAGTTGGCCGTCTTGCTGGATTCGATCTTTACGAATCACAGAATGCGCTCAGCCATGTTTCGGGTACTGCTGGAACTATCACTCTCGCTGCGAACCCTGCTGAAGGTGCTTCGATTGTGAGTTTGACTGCTGGTACTCCTGGTACCTTAGTCAAAGGTGACGTAATCACTTTTGAAGTGACCAACGCCATCAATCCCATCAACAAACAGGATCTTGGTTATGCGGCCCAGTTCGTTGTAACGACTACAACTAGCGTTACGACTGCTACCCCTGTACCGATCTCTCCTGCGATGTTCGCAAGTGGCGCATATGCCAATGTCACTGCACTACCGACGACTGCGGCTCCAGTTGTCACGCTCTTGGCTTCTCACAAAGCCAACCTCGCGTTTCAGCGGAATGCTTTTGCGCTAGTGTCAGTACCCATCGAAACTCCTGATGGTGTGGTATGGAGTGAGTCAGTCGAGTACCAAGGACTGAGCATCCGGTTGATCAAAGACTACGATATCACTAATGACCGGGAGATTGCCCGGCTGGACATCATGTACGGCTGGAAGACAACCTACCCTGATTTAGCGGTTCGTGTGCTTGGTAGCGCATAAGGAGGAATGACCGATGCCTATTAACGAGACAGTAACGACAAACAAAGGGTTCGACAATCCAGCTAATCTAGATGGTTGGACTATGGGTCAGACTGCTACTGATCCAATTAGTTTTTACGGCGCAACACCAGTGGCTAAACAGACTGTAACTGGTAGTGCCGGTGCTAACACAGCTTTGATTAATTTGTTAGCTGCATTAGAGGCTCTTGGACTCATTGTAGATTCCTCGACCTAAAATTAGTAAAGTTA